GATTCTCATCTGTGTATAAATCAGAATGTTTTTTACTACCTGCAGGTTGACCTTTCTTTCTTGGTATTCTTGGTGCCTCACTTATATATTTACCATAGTTATCTTTGTTCATGACTAAAAACATTTTATCAGCAAGTAAATTACCTGCCTCATAATCAGCAAGGTAATGAAACCCTGCTTGAACTCTACCCATAGCACATTCCTTTGCTGCTTCCATTAAGTTGTCTTCATGTTCAGGAAACTTACTAGAAACATATAAAGCAACAAGTCTAGATTGACAAGCATGCCCACTAGGATATGCTTTAGTTTTATTTGTTGTACTATACATCGGTGTGATAGTTGGATCTACGACATGAGGTCTTGGTACATTATATAATTCTTTAAAATGTTTTATAGTTGGCTTTGCTTGAACTACTATTTGTTTCATTTCATCATCATGAAAAACCATACCGTGTTTTTTACAATATTGTTCTATTGCATAAAATGAGTTTTCATCATGATTCCTAATTGACTCTTCATCTTTTGCAGTTCTAGCTGCAATAATTCTTTTCAATTTATCAGCCTCTTTTTGTAAATCTTTTGGAGGTTCTGATAATGTGATACGCTCATGTAAATCTTTTGGAAAGAACTCCATTTCTTCTTTTAACTTTTTTTTCTTTTGTATTTCATTTGCTATCCAATTTTTTGCTATATTTGTTGAAGGTGGATTTTTTACAAGTTTTCTTACCATCTTGTATGCCTTCTCCAATATATCATCATTTGCTTTATTATTATCAATGACTATAAAATTTTTCATTCCAAATAGTCTTTGTAGTTTACCTATATTTTCTTGAACCTCTCTATGATTTTGTTTTACAATATCAACAGGTACCTTTCTAGGTCTTGTAGCATTTCTAGCAAGTGCAACATCTAAATTAGTATTTACAAAAATACAATAACTATCATATCCAAATCTAGTAAGTGCAGACTTTGCTGTTTCTATTTTTACAAAGTTTCTAGCTGTACTGTCAATTACTAAACCAAGTCTACCTTTTAAATATAATCCCAGTTGTTTTTCTGTAAGTCGTTTTGATTTTGTTCTAATAACATCTCTTAACTCTTGTTCTTCAGGTGGCATATCTAATGATAATCCTGCTTTCTTTAATGCATTCTCAAAAGCTGTATCAGAATTAACATTCTTTAATCCTAAACCTGGTGTAATTCTACTTGTCACATATGACTTACCAGAACCAGGACCACCTGCAAGAAAGAAAGCCTTGAAGATACCTGGGTCATAAACACCCTCTTGTAATTCGTAAAATCTTTTCATTCTACCCAAACTCAAAAGCTGCAATTCTTCTCAGCTCTCCCTTAAATTGTTTGAAGCTAGGTTTTGTTTTATATAGCTTCATAGTTTTTGCACTATTCTTTTTACCTTTTATTCTCCACTTAAAACCTTTTTCTTTATGTTCAGGTTTCGTAGTAGGTACCACTCTTCTTTTATATTGATCTTCATAACTTTCAGGTGGACCTTTTTTACCTTCAACAAAATCTTTATACTTTTGCATACGGTTCTCCCTTATCCCAGTTTTTTGAAATCGTAAAGTTTTGCACACTAAACTCTAATCTATCTACTAACTTAACTGCTTTACCTTTAGCATCAACAGCAACATATCCTTCTGGGTTAGTTGCCTTTAGACCCGTTCCATCTTTTACAAAAGTTCCTATTGATTTTGCTTTGTTTAATTTATCAATCAAAACCTTTTTTGCTTTTTGTAAAGTTTTATATGTTGCCATAGCAAAATATATCTCAGCATTATTGTCATCAATAAATTTTATTCCATTATCTTGTATGAGTTTATATTTTTCTTTTGCTTTATCAGTTTTAACCCTATCTATTTCTTTCTGTGTTCTTTCAGCATAAAATGTTTTAAAGTTAGTTGCCGTATCTTTCGTAGATGGTAAATCAGTTCCTGCTCTTATAAATGAGTTAAGATATGTTTTCATAGCAACACCTATTGACAATGGATTATCCTCCGTAGGTATTCTATTTAAAAGACCTCTACTTTTTTTCAAAGATCCTCTAGCCATGTTTAGTGTTTTTTCAAATGCTTCACCTTCTCCTAATGTCATTGTAGCTGCACCTGATACATTTTTATAAGAAGCATCATCAAAAAATACATTAGGACTATTTCTTAATTTTGAAATATCAGCACCAAACTTTGCACTTAACTTTTCCATCTTTGATCCTTTATAAGTTGTATGAAATATAATACCCAACTTAGCTCTATTAATTTTTTTACCTAGTGGTGTATTCTCAGGAACCATGTAAGTTATAGTATTAGGTGTAAATGAAATCATGGATTCGTTTTTTCCATCACCACCTTTGTAAGATGTTTTCTTTTTACCATTTGATTTAAACAGTAAGTCACCTTGTATAACACCTTTGATATTTAATACTGACAAATATTCTAAACACTCTCTTAAAATATTTACAAGCTCACCTGTATGATTATTTTTTATATCTTGTATTGTGTAATTAATTTTAGGTGTCTTGTTAAAAACTGATTTAGTTCCAACAAAAAACTTTCCGTTTTCTGGATTGATACCACAAACAACAGCAGGGGCACCATCCCACTTAACACTTATATTAACTTTCTTATTTGTTTTTGCTTGTAACATATTTTTAATAGCTGATAAAAAATTTATAGCGTTATCACCACCATCAGCACCATTATTAATAATATCATCTTCAAGATGCTCAAGATGTGTGTTTTTTTCTTCATATAAAATATCTAACATACTAACTTGCAAATATTCCACCAACACCAGATATTCTTATTTTGGCATCGGTTATTTCTAAACCTAAAAAATTTAGTAAAGCTTCAAATGCTTTCTTTCCTAATTTAATTATACCTGCGATTGCTTTCTTAAATCCTTCTACGATTTTATTAAAGAACCCAGTTAGATAATCTTTGATTGAACCTCCGATAGTTTTTACTTTATCTATTGCTTTTTTAAATAAATTTTCTATAACTAAATCTTCGGTCATGTATTTGTATGACTCATCTAATCCATATAAATTTAAATCGTCCAGTAGTGTATCAATCATTAACTCGTTTAAAGTTCTATCAGGTAATGGCTGATGATATTCAAACTTACCTGTTGCAGTTCTTAATGTTGAATAAGGATTCTTTTTACTTGTTTTAAATGCACAATAAAATTTTGTAGCCTTCGACATATTTTTTATTGATTTTGAAA